GTAATAAAGGAGAGCCTAATGGCCACAACAAACAACGAGAAGAAACAATACGTGAAGGAGTATATTCGCTCCCTCTCGGCAATTGAAGAGTGCATCGAACCCTATCAGGAACAAAAGCGTGAACTGCGCTCTGAGTTCCGAGAGAATGGATGGCTCAATACGGACGAGATCCGAGCAGCAGTAAAGGCATATCGTCTTTACAAGCAGAAGTACAATATCGATGAGGTAGTTGAGAATTTTGAAATGATCAGCGGAGAGGGAAACAGTGAATAAATCGACACAAAAAATAATGTTTAGCTCAAAGACAGGCAACTGGGCGACGCCTAAAGACTTTTTTGAGAAGCTTAGCTGGCGCTTTGGTCCCTTTGACTTGGATCCCTGCGCCACTCCTTCAAACACGAAGTGCCCTAACTTTTTTACGGAAGCAGAAAATGGCCTCGATAAAAACTGGGGAGGTTTCACTTCTTTCGTAAACCCCCCCTACGGAAGAGGGATTGAACAATGGATTGAGAAAGCACGGTTGGAAGCGCAAAAAGAAGACACTAAAGTGGTGATGCTTATTCCAGCCCGTACCGATACCAAATATTGGCACGAACATATAATGAAGGCTTCCGAGATTCATTTTGTAAAAGGCCGTCTGAAGTTCGGAGACAGTAAGAATTCCGCGCCATTCCCATCAGCAGTCGTCGTTTTTGACGGCAATGAAGAGTTATGGCGAGTCGAAAGTATCAACAAGTAGGAGAACATATGAACGACGAAATCATTAATGCCGCCCTCATGCGGTTAAAATCAAAAGCCTTAGAGCATTATGGCCTCCTCAAGAGCACGTATCAGGATGGCCATGGCACTGACACGGTAGACGAAATGTGTAAGCACGCGATCGCCATGGTGCAGTTTGAGGGAGCAATGATCACACTGCAGCAATATGCCGCAGCGCTGAATGAAGCCCCTCCAGCATCTGAACCAAGTCCCTCCGAAACACAGGCGCCTGCCACTGCCGGAACGATGTCGACTGAGGAATTGGCCAAGCGCTCCCCAACTTTTCGAAAGTCGCAGACGGTCACAAAGGCAAAGGCAAAGAAGAAGAAAGATGAGTAGGAAAGAACGCCGAGCTTTGTCCAAACGCGTTCCACAGGAGCAAAAAGAGAAGCTAGCTGATCAGGTGGCTTTGTTTGGCAAACTTCCAGAAAGCTGTTCTCTATGCAGGGATTCCTTCGACCAAAAGGATCGCGACATGTTAAGTTCGTGGAAAGTGGTGGTTATACAGGAAACTGTACGCCTGTATTGTCCTCATTGTGTTCAAAAGGCAGAGAAGGAGATTGATAATGAGCGTAGCTAGGCTATCCATCGGTGCGTTAAAAAAGATTTTAGCCGGTAAAGTTAAAGAAGATGCCACATGTGTCATAAAGTTTTATTCTAATGATTGTCACTTGTGCCATAATTTGAAGGAGTACTACGAAGATATCTCCAACACGGACTCTTATGATGGGATCCACTTTTTTGCCTTCAATATCGACAACTACCCAGCCATTGAAAAACAGTTAAGTTTTAACGGGGTGCCAACCATCTCGTTGATAAAAACGTATGCGACTGCCAAAAAACCTAGAATCAGAGTACTCAGTGACCCGCCAGATCCGCAGGAAAAAACGTGGTATACTGTGCGAGCGATCAAAGACTTTATTGAAGAGGAAAAATAACATGGAAGAGTTTTTGTCATACGACGATGTATTGCTCAAGCCGCGCTATTCGGATATCCGCAGCCGCGCTGAAGTATCTATTGCAACTCAATTAGGCAACGGCCTTGATTTAAATTTTCCGATTATTGCGTCTCCAATGGACACGATATCCGAAGTTGCTATGGCAACAGCCCTAGGTATAGCCGGGGGCACCGCCGTGATCCACCGATATAATACTCCAGAAATGGAAGCCCGGAACGTCTCTATGGCTATAGATTTAGCCCACGTCCGGGGAACAAAAAACATCACAGTAGGCGCTGCCATCGGAGTAACGGGAGATTATCTTCTTCGCGCACAAAAGGTTCTTGCGGCCGGCGCCTCCTTTTTATGTGTAGATGTTGCGCACGGCCATCACATTATGATGAAGGAAGCGCTCACTATATTGCGCAAGGAGTTTGGGTCAGATCTTCATATCATGGCCGGCAATGTCGCCACACTTGAAGGAGTTAACGATTTGGCCGACTGGGGTGCCACCTCCGTACGGTGTAATATTGGCGGCGGTTCTATCTGCTCCACACGAGTACAGACCGGGCACGGCGTGCCGGGCTTACATACGCTCTTTGAATGCGCTAAAACTGATAGGGCTGTCACCCTTATTGCGGATGGAGGTATACGTAACTCAGGCGATATCGTCAAAGCCCTCGCCGCCGGCGCAGATGCTATTATGTGTGGTTCTCTTTTTTCTGGGACTGATGAGACCCCGGGCAAAGTCATCGAAGAAAATGATGGTACCCGATGGAAAGTTTATCGAGGAATGGCGTCCAAGGAAGCCCAAATGGGCTGGAGAGGGAAGTACTCATCCGATGAAGGTGTGTCGGCACGTGTTCCGTATCGCGGCACTGTAAAGAGCATCCTTGAGGATCTACAGAATGGCATTAAATCTGGGCTCTCATACAGCGGAGCCCGTACTGTCTCCGAACTAACAGCCCGGGCAGAATTTATCCGACAAACTAATTCCGGATTATCCGAAAGTGGTACCCATATTCGGAGTCGAGCATGGTAGAGGCGCCCGAGATCGAGTATGGGAAAATGAATAAGAAGATTGTGTTTACGGTCAATGACCACCGCCATGCCCAATTAATCATTAGGTTGCGACATGACGACTTGAAACAATCCCATTTCTTTCGTTCTTTTATGACGGGATACTTAGAACAAGATGAGAGAATTTTAAGCTTCATAGATGATGTGAAGGCGCAATCGGTGAAGAAGAAAACTAAATCTAAAAAACTTAGACTGAAAGGGGATCAACTCCTTGCAGAGGCCGGATTCTCTAATGACCAGCTTGACGACTTATTTGATCTTATTGCCGAGGAACATCCCGACTTATGAAAATCGACGGACTACGCCATTGTTCGCGTAAATGCAGAGACTTACAAGAAAGCTGCCCACATGAAGACTGTAGAATGTGGATAAATTATGAAGACGAATTTAACTGCTCCCTCATTTCTATATATGAGAATGGCACCCTCACACTGCGACAAGTCGGAGAGAGGTTGGGTATTTCTTTCGCTCGCGTCAAGCAAATCGAACAGAAGGCTCTATTTAAGATGAGACGTATTTCCGAGAAATGGTAAAAATCGTAGGTTTTACAAAATCTATAACTATTTATTATTGACTCATTTTTAAGGAGAATATAAAACATGGCTCGTAAATCACTTTTAACAGAGGCTGAACTTCGCAGCTTTATGAAACTGGCGGAATTGCGCCCCCTTGGCGATGATAGGATTAATGAAATGTACGGGACACCCCCAGACATTAGCGAAGAAGATGAAATAGAGAGAGAGCTTGATGCAACCGAGGATGAACTTGGTGCTGAAGATGAGTTCGCTGATGAAGAGGGCGATGAGCTTGCTGACATGGGCGACGACATGGACATGGACATGGGCGACGACGCCGGGGGTGCCGGCATGGTATCCGTCGACGACTTCATGGGCGCCCTTGAGTCTGCTTTAGAGGATGTTCTTGGTGAACCAGTATCCACAGAGATGGATGACGAACTGGCCGCCGATGATGACATGGAAGATGCAGACGCTATGGCCATGGACTCCGAGGTAGAGACCGACATGGCTCTTGACGATGAGGAAGAAGAACTTCCGGGCATGCGCGATGTATATGAGAACCAAGAGGATCTCGTCAACGAGGTTGCCAAACGCGTGGCAAAAAGATTGCGCGCCCAAAACAACCAAGCAAATATGGTGGACGCTCTTGCCGAACGCATCATGAAACGACTGACCAAATAATATTTGACATTTGGTTTACAACCCGTTACAATAACCACTGGCCACGCTAGTGGTTATTTTTTAGGAGAAACATGGACATCTGGTGGCTCCACGCCCTAACGTTTATTTTTGGATACGTTACTTGCAAGACTTTTTACTTTATAAACACAGCGCGCCTCTCATTAAAATTATTAAAATCCAGCCGCATCATCTACTTAATAATGGCGACTAGGGCCCTTGAAAATTATGCCACGTCAGAGAAGATAATGAAAAAACACATTGCGGAATCCGGACAGGATACGGAGACTCAAACATCGTTTGAGCAGAAGTTCAATCAAGACAAGCTAACTTTCAAGGACAGCGTGATCGCCACTCTCATCGCCCAAACCCCGACAGCGTTTAAGGAGGGTATCGAGTTCCACGATTGGAGCAGCGCCATGATACATCTTCAGCGCCATCGGGACGAAGCACTCAAATTTTGGAGGATAGTAAGATGATTGGTAAAATTTTGGATTTGATCAACACGAAAGCGGACAAAGAGAAGAAAAAAGAGCAAGGTGGTGAACCCCCA